CACAAACATATTACCGAGATTGAGTGATTTGAAATACATAAGAAATCAGGATATCACAGGTAATAATGGGGCTTCAACGGATAGTAGAGGTTATTGGGTATCGAATAGAACAATCTCAACCACTAAAGAAGGATATAGGAATGGTTCATCAGTTGTATCTCAAGCGAGTACAAGTGTTGCTTTACTTAATTTCAAACACTACATCGGTGCGTTGAATGATGCAGGTTCTGCCAATTATTATTCTACAAGACAAGTTTGTTTTGCGTCTCTTGGAAAAGGTTTAACGAGTGGTCAGGTATCAACTTTATCAACAATCATAAACACATTCCAAACATCTCTATCAAGAAATACATATTAACATGGAAGTAAGATTACTAACAATAGAACAAAAAAATGATTTGTGGGGACAATTAGTCCAACCTGATTGGTATTTCAATCCAATTGAGGATTGTGTGGGGAATTGGATTATTTCAGAACAGGAAGTATCATCATGTATTTATCCTGAACTTTTTTGGATAAGGACATTACCACAGATTGAATGGTGTCCCCCTCCTCCTCCTCCGATACCATCGGGGTCAACAATAAATTAAAATCAAATATAAAAATATATGTCTACTTTAACAGGACAACAAATTCAAAACAGTTATCAGGGGTTATTAAAACTTGCTGATTCAACAACAGGTATAACACAAAACTTTCAATCTATACAAGATGGTCTTGGAAATGATACAGGAATAACCATCGCGGAGGATTATCTTGCTGCCCCAAATATTTTTAATCTTCTTCCACTTAAGAACGATTATTTTGGTGTCGGATTTAATACCACGGGAGTTGCCCCTGTGGCAGGAACTCAAAACACTGTGATATCAGAATATTTTTATGACCAAGGACAATATTCTTATTCTGCTATCACCTATTATGTACATACATTATCCACAATTGACACTGTGGACGTTGCGTTTTACACTGCCCAATCTTTTGAAGGGTTGGGTATTGTTCCACATCAACTCGTTCAATCAGGAATTACTTTGGATGTTTCTTCCACAGGAGTTAAAACAACGACACTTCCTTCTTCTCTCAGTTTTTCAGGTTATGGAGGGGCTTTATATTTTATGTGTATGAAAATATCAAATAGTGGAGTGACACCAACGGTCAGATTCTCTGCTCCACAGATTGGTACCCTTCAGACGGGGGCACTTATGGGTTTCAGATATGGTTTCCAATTTAGTCCCACGGGTTCAAACGTTCTTGTCCCCGCATCTCAAGTAGGTTCGAATGCGACAACAACTATATTTTTTAGTTCATTAGATTTCAAAACAACTTATGTGAAAACTGATTTTACTGTCAATGGGTCTACGAATGCTCCAACCTATGGATTCGCACTCAAAACCGAGTATTAAAAATAATAATGCAAGAACCAAGAGTTTTTCTTAGACAGAAGTGGAGTAGATATTTGGGTGAACTAAGACCCATTCATGATATCTATGTTGGTAATGAGATATTCCCATCACCGACTCCATCTGTCACGCCTCAGGTGACACAGACATCAACCCCTTTGGTGACACCAACAAATACTTCTACTCCTTCAAATACTCCGTCGGTAACTCAAACGAGTACGGTCACTCCATCAAATAGTTCGACACCTAATATTACCCCATCTATCACCCCATCTATAACACCAAGTTTTACTCCGACTTCAACTTCGACTCCGACAACTACGACTACTTTGACTGCTTCAGTTACACCAAGTTTTACTCCGACTTCGACTCCGACTCCGACTTTAGATTTCACTTGTTGTGATGTTCTTACTTTCTCGGGAAAGAACTCTACATATTCTGCGTATACGGGAACTTACACTCGTCAAATTATGGGTGGAGGTTATTATGGGTATATGGATGATTCTCCTGCGTTCACAATCAAATGTACCGAATATAACGGAGCGTTGTGGTCTGTATGGAAGAGTTCAAATGATGATGTAATAATTTTTTCTGAACAAACTAATACTTGGAGAGTGGTCGATAATCAATTATCTTTCGTGACTTGTGAAACTTATTTATCTGCGTTCACATATCAGAATATTACCAATACATACATTGAAGATTGTAATGGATTACAGATACCTCCTCCAACTGATAATAGTTCTTATTCTATCACTTATTCAGGTTGTAATTCAACTCCAATAGTTTCTCCAACGGTGACACCAACCATTACAAAAACTCCTTCATCAACGCCTGCGCAGACGCCGACAACTACCACTACTTTAACTGCTACAAATACCTCAACTCCTTCATCAACTCCTCAACAGACCCCGTCGAGTACACCTACTTTTACTCCGACTTCGACTCAAACTAATACGCCTCCGACCTATGTATGTTATTACTTTCAAAATGAGGATAGTGTCCAATCTACGATTTTCTATTACGGAATATTCGCAGGTTCTACGAGTGAAGTATTAAACTCAGGAGAGAGTAGACAAAGATGCGTTGACCCTAATCAGTTCGCACCTTACTATACGGGTGGTGTGACAACGATAGGTGCTTGTAGTAGTGCCACAGTTTGTACGGATGATGGAGTATGTGAGGGTTGTACTTAAATAAAATAAGATGAGTTGTAATTTTTATGATATACGTAAATCAAGAACAATATAATACCCCTGTCGCAACCTGTTCTCGAAACAAGACGTTGTCAAACCCATATTATCTATGGACTGTGAGACATAAACTTTCCAATCAAACTTGGCAATTCATTCCCTATCGTGAACAATCAATTACCACCTATCCCCCCTCTTATGATTTATTTCAGTTGGATATTTTTTCAGGAATACCTGAAGTATACATCGGAAATTCTGGCACCACTTGTAATTTACATTTAATATCAGGGGAGTATTATCTTAAGATATACGAACAAGTTTCTTCTTCCAACTTACAACCTTCGTTAAGTTATGATGTCGTTTATGAAGGTATGATGGTTGTGTTGTCTCAAGACCCAATTGAAGAAATTGAATACACAGGTACATCGAATACGTGGGTTGTGTATCAGGGATAAATGATAAAAGGAAGTTATATTTATTAATAACGTTATGAAGAAAATAATTCAACAAGTAAATTTCAACACAATCGATACCATCGTTAAGTTTGAGGAGAAGGTTGTTAGAAATCAACCGTGGGTATCGTGGGGATTGAACAATCAATTTGTGATGGGTCTTTATGACCTATTGGATTTTTCTCCGATTCATAACGCTTGTGTTCGTTCAAAGATTGACAACATCGTTGGTCAAGGATTTGTTACTGACTATCGTATTTCTGATACCGAAACTCTCAATGATTTATTTAGAGATATTGTGTTTGATTATATTGTGACGGGCAACATCTTCATCGAAACAATTTGGAAACAAGAAAGACAAAATGGGTTATCGGGATTACACTACATTCCTTCAAAGTTTATGAGAGTGGGAGCACCCGACAACGCAGAACTCATCCTCGATAAATTTTATTATTGTCGTGATTGGGCACAATTCAAACGTTCGGGAGTTATTGAGTTCCATCAATTCGACCCGAAGAATTTTACCAACAGACAAATTGCCTTCATTAGAGACAAGAACCCTGCGTATTGGGCATACGGTTCCCCTCAATATCTAAGTGTTGTGAATGACATTAGATTGAATCATGAGATTACGGTGTATAATCTTGCGAATTTAATTAATGGTGCTAACCCAAGTTTGTGGGTCCACTTCGCAGACGGGTTCCCACAATCTGAAACTGAAGAACGTTCCATACTTCAAAGATTGGAACAACGTTACGAAGGGTCCTCGAATAGTGGTAAGATGATTGTATCCTTCAGTGATGGAGCAGAAGGAAAACCTGATATCACACAAATCACTTCCAACCTACAACAAGGTTTTTATTCTGAAGTATTCGAGTTGGTACAAAATCAAATCCTTGCGGGTCACAAGGTGCCTGACGGGAGTTTGATTGGTCTGCCTCAAAAATCTGGATTTAACAGTAGTGCGGACCTATTAGCGACCGCACATAAAGTATTCATGGAAACGTCAATCAAACCAACACAGAAATATCTGTTGAGAGAACTTAAACCTCTTGTCGAGTTGGTAAATCCAGGTGTTGAAGTGAATTTGGAAATTATTCAAAACACAATTGTATGAGTTTAGTTGATGTATATTTCGTGAGCGAGGAGACCCTTAAAGATAGGTTACCTGTGAATGGCAACGTTGACAGTGGCGAACTCCGTTACGGTGTTCAGACCGCACAAAATTTGAATATTCAAGAAACCCTCGGGGAACCACTGTATAGAAAATTATTGGATGATGTATCTGCGAATACCATTACAGGTTTTTACAAATTGTTGTTGGATACGTATGTTGTTCCTGCGACGATTAGTTGGGCACAATATCATCTCTTGGATAATTTCTTCATCAAATGGATGAACGTGGGTCTCGTTTCAAATAGAACAGAACAGGGAAATCCAATTGATTATCGGGCGTTTCAGTTCTTAAAGAATAATGCCAAATCGACCGCAGAGTTTTATGACCAAAATATGAGAAGATATCTGTGTGCGTATGCTTCAAGATATCCTGAATATAACACCGTGGAGATTGGAAAACTTTTACCACAGAGGGACGCTGCCTACAGGTCATCAATCGCCCTCGGTTCAACCAAGTTTTATCCAGGTTGGTACGGTCCCGTGAACACCATACCTCAAGGAACGTTTCCAGCGGGGTCATAATATCCCCAAATTTCGATTATCTTCTGAAACGGGTATGGATACCCACAAAAAAAAAGAGGTCAAATTTGACCCCTTTTAACGATTTATATTTTATTCCTCTGTATGAGGTCGATTATCCAAATGAACCCGAGGATTATTCCTATCGTCTGTATGAGAAGGACGAAGAACAAGAGGGGTAGGATATCCCACCATTTAGATTGGATATGGTACTCTCTCTTCTCCCTTATGGAGAGTTGTTCGTAATTGGTGTCGTTCAGGGTGGGGAAGTGTCTTTTCATGTTGTATAGTTTTTTTTAAGCACCCTCAAATAATCCTTCGAGTTCATTGACCCAATAATGTAGGTCTTCCGAATCATCACTCGGTAATGTTCCATCAATATGTTCGAGACGGAGCCGTAATTGATGAACAATTTGTAATACTTGTTCTTCTACTGAAATCTCTTCCATAGTAATTAGTTGTTCAGATTGTGTCCTGTCCCCGATGTTATAGTTTTTACGAAAGTAAGGAAATTATTCCAATACAAACTTATATTCGTAGGAAATTATTTTTAGGTCATCACGGTCTTCTGATTCATTACAATCATCCTC